ATCTTGCAAGTTTGATGTCTTCTTCGCGTATTAGCGCGACGAGAGGCTTCCCAATTAAATTCTCAATCAGAGCAATGCTCTTCAAGCAGTCCTTTTTGACCCCAGAAGACCATCTTCTGATCTCCACATGAATCCACAAATTACCTCTGAAGAACTCCAAGTACACGGTGTAATCCTCTCGGATACATACAGGTACTTTCCCCGCCCTTAATTCTTGACTCAATTCTAAGTCACCGCTTACCCATTGCGACAACATCAAAACGGTTAACGCCAACGCGCCAATCGTCTAAGACATTGCCCGTGTATCTAACCTTGACCTGTCTGGCAGCAAACCTCACATCTGTGGGTTGAGCTGCGGAATATGGTCCATAAGTCGTCTCAGTCGCCATCGGGTACATCCGAGTCTTGAAGGACACAACGACCTCGCCAAGCGTTTGCTCGTCTGGGATAACCCGACGCACCGACATGATGTTGTCGCCAGAGCCAATCTCGTAAGGACCAGACTCAGCATATGGGACAGCGCTGTCATACGCAAATCCAACCTCGTGCTCATAGATGTAACCATCTGACGAGATCATTAAAGGATTGACAAAGACACCCCTGTCAGTTCCAGCAGTACGAGACAAAGTGCCAATAGCCCAATGTCCTTCGCGGTAGTTGTAGACGACATAGGAGTCGTTCTCATTGCTGGCGCTAGACGGGTAAAACCAGATGATCTCGCCATACTTACTATTGTGGACAGCGTAGACCTTAGAGGCTTGGTTGTAGTTGATATTCTGGAAGATGTAGTCGCCAACATCCGACACCAAGGGCTTGACATAGCCGTCGTACACCCAGAAGCCTGACTTAGACATCCAAATGGCTGCGGTGTCAATGGCTGCGACAGCCTGAGAGCTGATCACGCCACAGCCTGATCCAGCCTTCTCAAAGGAGTAGACATAAGGCAGTCCAATATAGGTAGCAGCGTGGACATCTACATCGGTAAACAGAAGATTGATACCCCTGACGCGCTTACCGCATTTCAAAGAGCCGACAGAGTTGAGTTCAAAGTCACCAGCCTGATTGGTAGCAGATGGTGTCCAAGTTGTATTGTTTTCTTGATCACACCAAGAGACCTTGCGTGGATTGCCTGACGCGCCAAGGGCAAAGACAAATCGCTCTGCCGTAGTCATCACGGCTGCACAGCTCGTTGGCGCATTAGTAATGGCAACCGCCTTTGTTGGTGTGGTAAAGCCTAACTGCCACTCCAAGAGTTGACCGTCCTTGCTAGAACACGCGACCAGATACTCGCCCCAAGAGTCCATTGTCCAAGTTGTGGCTGGCACTATGTCGCCCAAGTCTGGACGCGCCACACCATAAGAGAAAGAACCGTATGTGCTGTAACCGTAACCAGTCTTTATCGTTGCGTCTGTCGCACCAGTAGTAAAGGTTGTGGGGGTAATGTCCTTGAGAGTTCCCGCCTCATTCATGGCGTAGAGCTTTGTGGGAGTACCAGCAGCAATCCAACGCAAATTGGAGTTATCGCGCCAAGTCAGCATCCCACGACTGACACCAGTCATCTGAGACTCTGACCTCTTACGCCACCCGCCCCAAGGTCTCAATGTGTTCTCAAACCATCTGACTAGATTGGAGTCATACCAGCGCCCCGCAGACTGGTACTCAGTACCGTTACGGTATACGCCAGCAGGGATTTTGAGTGGTACGAGTGCCATAGGGTCTAATTATGCTGAAAGATTGGACACAAAGGTAACCGTCGCGATGACAGACGGTATAGATGGTCTTGTTGGTGTGGAGCTGGCAGCGTAGTGCTCAATGTATGCGCCAACATCTGAAGTGCGCCACATGAGTTCAACATAGTCGTTTGTGTCAAGACTTACAAAGAAGTTAATTGCACAGATAACATGGAATGGGTCTCCTACGCTCTTTCGCGGTGCTAGTCCAAAGCGTGAGTTTGACTTGTCGATGTTTGTGCCGTTCTTTCTAAACCAGATGTCAATGTCTACCGAAGCATTTGTCGTGTTTACTAACTGCACGCTGAATTGAATGTTATAAATTCCAGCCTGAGACACATTAAGCCTTGACGAGTTAGACAAGGTAACTCCATTATTGAAGTCAGTTGTGTCAAATGTGATTGCGTACGCAGTCGTCGTATTGGCTGCCGTCTGGTCTGTGCCGTCTTGGAATGCCCCGTAAGGGTTGTTTATAAACCTACCACCGCGAGGTGACGCAATGGATTGCAAGGCATTGGTTAACTTCAAGAAGAAGGTACGCAACGCACCATTCGTCTGCGCAACAGTCAGACGGTCATACCTGTCTTGCGGATTAGGCAGGTCTGGTACGGCAGGAGTCTGGAGCTGCTGGTAGAAGTTCGTCATAGAGCCTTGTTGTACTCGTCTTGAGTCAGCAAACCGATGGCGTACTTATTCTGAGGTCTGAAGATGGTGAGCTTTTGCTGACGCAATGCTGGCGCAAAGGAGAGATGCGTCCACCCTTTTTCACCGAATTCGTGAATCATCTGATCAAACTTAATACCTGCTGCGTCGATAGCCTTGCAGACCTCTAGTGGAGTGCCAAAGCCTCTACACACAAAGTCAATAGCCCAGCCGTCCATGTGCGAGCTGATCTTCGATCCACCCACCGCCACATTGACCTCTGGCAGACGAATCCATGAATTGATGTTGATAGGCTTGCCAAGTAGCTCTCTGACCTTCTCCATGCCAGCAGCAGCAACCTTCATGTTCTCAAGTTGCTGTGGTGAAGGCTGGTTGCTGATACCAAGACGGGTTGCAGTATCGGAGTGCGTTGCCTCCTCAAGACTGAAGTGTTCACTTAATTGCATCGTCTTCTCCCACAATGGCTTTTGCAATGGCAGTCGATGCCTTGCGTCCTGAGATACCGCCCATAGTGCCGACACCCATAAACGCAATGGCTTTCAAGATTTCCAAGAATACAGAGTCGATTGGTGCGAGTTCAGCGTCTTGCTTCTCAAACCCGATCAGGTACAAAACACCAAACGCAATGCCAAGCACCATGATGGTGATCGACTTGACGACGAATGCCCAGACTTGGACTTCGACCTCTTCGACAGTAGGCTTCGGACGGTTGACCTTAGCCAGCAATAGTTGCTTTAAGAATTCAATCATTTCACACCTTTCATCATTTCTTCAGTTTTAGCCTTGCTACCAGCAGAACTACCGCGATGGAAGTTCACCACCGTACCCGTCAGAGTCCACAACGATCCTAGAGCCGTGAAAGCCATCGACTTGTTTTGCTCTGGTACGCCAACAATAAACACCACAAAGGTCATGGTGAGAGCGCCAGCAATGATTGATGTGTCTATGACATAGGCAATGTTCTTTGCTAACCAAGACGCTGTGGCAGAGTTCTGTATCTCTGAATTCATCTTCCTTGCGTCGGCAGTATTGGCTGCATCAATCTTCGCCATCTCCAGCTCAAGCTCTGCTATCTTCTCAGCAGCCTTTGGATCGCCAGCAATAGCCTTTGCAACGGCATCAACAGAATCAGACACGCCAAACTTACTAGCCAAAGCGGTAACAGCAGAAGCACCCAAAGGACCAGCGACAGCCATTGCCAGCGTGGGTGCGACACCCTTGAGAAGATTGAGTAAGTCATTCATTGCTCTGCCTTTCCATTAACCTTAATTGTCGGTTTATTTGTCTCTCTTTTTTCTCCAACCTCACCTCGGCTTTTTGTATCTTGATCCACATACTAATCAAGACTGGCGTGATGATTAAGATAATAGTCAGCATTACACACACAAGGATCAGAATGCTTCGATAAATGAATTTATCCATACCGCGTATAGCCAAGAAACTACGAGCAGCGTGATAAACAATCCCATGCCAAGCTCAATCTTTTCTTGTCTGAACCTTTCTTGTCTGTATGCCTCTATCTGTCTTCTGATTCTAATTTGTTCCTTGCGTTTTTGCTGTTCTAGTTGAACCTTGGAGTAGATGTTGTTGTAGTTCTCCCAGAGTGGTCCGAGCTGATAAGGCACATTTGCACCCCTCATCATTCCACTCAACTTGACATAGCTCTGGTCTAGTTCGTTTTTGTAAACAGAGAGTTCCAGAATTGTCTCAGGGTCTGGGTCAACGCTTGAAAATACTTCTTCATATTTGATTTCCACATACTCGGTTAACTCCTTGTGGTGTCTAAAAAAAGCACCTAAGTGCTTAATGAATTGCTGGACGATCTCGGCTTCATTAGGGATGTGGGTTGTATAGGTTTCCTTCTTTTTCGCCACAGGCTTTGCGTCTGTGGCTGCTGGCTTGGACTCGGCTGGCTTTGAGCCACCAAATAATCCACTAAAGAATCCCCATATCCCTTTGACTTCCTTTGCGATTGCTTGGGCATCATCGGTTGCCTTCTTTATCTTCTGTACAGCGACCTTGCCTTGAGACAAGGCATCGCAGCAGTATGTGATCCCGTCATAAGCCAGTTGCATTGCCTTGAAAGCAGCGCCAATGGTGATGGGATCAAACACATCACTTCTTTATGTCTTTATAAATCTGGTACAGCTTGTGGCAGATCATCAAGACCGTGTAGATCAGAGTCGCCCAGATCAAGACTTCGCTGACCTGAAAGCCAGCGACAGTCGCCAATGACACGCCTACTGGCGGTGCTGCCTTGGCGACGATTGCAGTAGCCGTCTCAGTTGTGTGCTCTGTGGTCATGCTAATTGTTGGTCAGTAGGTCTAGCCAATGTTGGGTGTTCCCACTTTGCTATGTAATCGCCTTTGCCGTCAGAGTCGTTTTGTAGTGTGATTACGCCATTAGAAAAATCAAAAGTTACTAACTCTGGATAAATGGATAAGATTTTTTTTATTAAAGTCATTATGCGCTCCTCACTAATGCACCACTAAAAAATGTAGCTTCTAAAACTCCATTTATTGTCAATGATGTGCCACTTAAATAACAATATAACTCAAGATAATCTGATGAACCATTAAAATATATTAGTGCTGATACTGTCAGTATATTTATACCTGTTATAGCCAAGTTAACGCCTTGCATATAAAGAGCACCATTTCTATATAAAGAAATTGCCCCTTGTGCTCCTGACCCAGCAGTTTGACTAGTAACACCTACAGTAGCATTAAATTGGTAATAACCAGCAACAGTAGGTGTAAATCTGCTTGACGCAAAATTATTGTTTGTATCAAATATTTCATTACCCAAAGTAACTTTTGTCCAAGTTGCCGCTGAAAGCACTTGATTTGAAGCTGGGTACGCAAGAAACGCTGGACCATTGCCTGCGACATTTGTACCCAAACCAGCCTGTGGTAATCCAGTGCAGTTAGTTAAGACTCCAGATGCGGGAGTACCCAATGCTGGTGTAACTAAAGTAGGCGAAGTTAAAGTCTTATTTGTCAGAGTATCTGTCGTTGCCTTACCAACTAAAGTATCGGTTGCTGCTGGTAGCGTCAAAGTGGTAGTGCCAGCAACCGCAGTTGCTTGAACCGTTGTAGTTCCAGAAGTAGAGCCAGCAAATTTAGTTGTTCCAGCAAGAGTAATTGTCTTGCCAGAGCCAACATTAAGACCGACCGATGTTCCAGTACCTGCTGCTGCAAAGATTGAGTCCACCAAATCTAGGTCCGTATTTACCTTTGTACCCCAAGAATCAGTACTTGCACCTACTTCTGGTTTAGTAAGTAATAGGTTTGTTGTAGTTGAGTCAGCCATTATGAATCTCCATTAAATTCCATGATTGGGGTGAAAGCCAAATTGAAGTTCTGCCGATTTTCTCTTGCAAACAGCCTCAAAAAAGTTATCAAAATATCCTAAAAACTTTCCGCAAGCCCTAACTTCCCATTTGTCGTTTCTTTTGCCAAGTCTTTTAGTCCAAGAAACTCCCATAACGCCAGACTTGTTGTTCATTGGTTTTGAAATGTTACGAGCATTTCCAGACCTGTCAGTTGCTTCAAGATTGACAAGCCTATTATCAATCCTATTGTGATTTTGATGGTCAATCTCTTTTGGGTAAAAACCATAAAGATATAACCAAGCAAGTCTATGTGCGCTATGTCTTACGCCATCTACTCCAATAATCCAATATCCATGACTATCAATGTTTCCAGCTACCATGTCTTTTACTGCTTTAGTTCTGGTGATCTTCCATGTGAACACGCCAGACTCAGCGTCATAGTTCAACACTTCTTTTAATCGCTCTTGCGTTAATAGATTAGTGTTCGCCATAGTTCACCTTCATGCTGGGACTTGCGTCCATGTTTCTGAATTGTCTGCGATTGCTGTCCAAGTCTCTGGCGTATCTGCCTCTGCCGTCCAAGTCTCTGCCGTGTCTGGTATTGCACCCCATCCAAAGCCAATCATTGTCCCGACCGAGCCAGATGCCTCAGCCCCAATTATCTCAATACTTATGCCGTTTGTAACGCTACCGACTGAGCCAGTACCTTCAACGCCAGTAATAGCAACAAAGGAGATTGTCTCTGGCGACATCGTGCCGACAGCACCAGTTGACGAGCTACCCGTAAGAATTGGAGATACTAAGACCGAGTTAACAGATAAGGTTGAATCGTTACCTGTGATCGCAAAACTTAAAGAGATGCCGACCGTTCCGACATTACCCGTGGCGACATTGCCGTCTTCTTGGATTGATCTGTCGTCTAGTAATGTGCCAACCGCAGTAGTAGACGAGTTGCCACTAATGACGACATTACCGATGCCATAAACACCCTTGCCGTAGTAGCCAGAGCCGTAAGCAGCCATCTTGCTGCCTCTTTATTAAGCGAGTCTGATCAAGCCTGTGCTTGAATCATTTGTCGGCATGGTTAAGGTAAATGTTCCAGCCGTAACGGTCTGTGAACCGAAGGTATGGACGCTGACTGCTTTATTAGACTGGCTTGAGTTGTAGATCAAGACGGCATCAAAGGCAGTTGATAAGGTCACATTAGAGAAACTAATCGATGCACTTGGAGTCACAAATGCTGTCGTGCTGGTAGAGCTTGGCGCTGTGCCAAATGTCACCGTAGCACCGCCAGCCGTGTAGTTAGTTCCTGTTACCTCACCAGTAGACGAATAGGCGGTTGTTGTTGCGTTAACCGTGGCAGACGCAAGGTACAAGGCAGCCTTGAATGTGTCGGCAGTACCCGCTGTGTGAGCTGGGACGCTAGTAGAGAATGCGTGTACAGCGTTGAGCAGATCAACCTTGAATGATGTACAGAGGGCTTGTGTGTTAGCCATAAATTTCCTTAACTTAAAGATTGAGCGACTGCTTCACCAGTCACATTTCGTTTTAAGGTCATATGGACTGAGCGATGCACAAGCTCGCCTTCTAGCCAATATTCCACCCAGTTCGTTGTCTCGTTGTCGGTATCGATAGAACCTTCTCGCTTCTCTAGCAAGGAGACATCCATCTCGCCTTTTGTTGTGTTCACTAGCATCTGTTATCCCAAAGTCCTTGCGCGTGTGATCAGTACACCACCAGTTGAAGAGCTACGATCATCTGCCTTTGTAACCTCTTCAAGACCAGCTCGGTACATCGATGCCCATACCGTAATTCTCGCATCAGCTTGCAGGTACGGTGCTGCTTGCATAAGAGCGCCATAGAGATAAACATCAGGTGCAGCAGTCAATAGCCAGTTTGTTGTGTTGGTAGTTGATAACTTACTCAACTTTGCGTAATAGATCAACTCGCCTGTGTAGGCAGTATCTGGTACTGGTAGGTAGCGAAACTGCTCACCCACCACGGTAAAAAATATAGGTTTAGTCGATGTGCGATATGTAACCGCTAAAGTGTCCATTGAGTCGATAGTCTCAAACTGCAATGGCGTGACGGGATTGGTATCGAGTTTGAAGGACTTAACTTCCAAGAAGTTATCTGGGACTGCGGAGTATTCGGTAGTGATCGACGCGGTAGCACGCACGATCATCTGTCTGGTGCGCAGATTACGCTCGATCTGAGCCTCTGCCAAACTAATAAAGTCAGGAATAGCAGTAGTCAGGTCTGAGCGATTAAGCCAGTCCCCGACCGAAGTCTTCAGTTCAGCATAGGTTGTTAACGCCATCTTCAGCCTTTTCTGCTTTCTCAAGATCACGCATCACCCAAGTGTGATCGTGCTTGAATTCAAATGTCCCAATGTGTCCGATCTCTTTGGACACATCATGGTCTATGTAGATTTTAAAGCCAGCAGCCTGTGCTTTACGACAGAAGAAAACATCCTCACCGACATAACCGCGCTTGTCGTTGCGCCAAGGAGTCTCGAACCAAGGTTCACTCAAAGCCTCAAAGACTCTGCGCTTGATCAGCATGACACCCATGCCAATAGAGCCGACTTCCTCAATCCCTGTGGACTCTGGCATTGTGTAGATGAGCACTCGCTCACCGTTCTCGTCATAGCGCTGTGCAGTTGGTCCTGTGGGCATCCTGCGCCTTGCGCAGTTCGTTGCCACGATGTCCAAGTCATGCACCAAGAGTCTCTCAATCATGTCTTGCGGAAAGGTCATGTCTGAGTCAACAAACAAGATATGGGTACAACCTTCAGCCATTGCGTCTAGGCACAGATCAGCACGCTGGGTCTGGATAAGTGTCCCTTGCATAATCTTCAAGGACACGGCATCAGTCGTGTTAATCGTGTGATGCGCCACCATGTTCACCATACAGAAGGTGAAGTTAGCGTGAACCATGTCACGCGCTGGGGTGCATACCGCAATGTAGTTTGGTGTCATACTTTTCCTGCTCTTGTTCTGAAATACTGATTGTCTTTATCGTTGAGCCACTTCTTCATGTACTCTTGATCATCTAATTTGCCTTCAGCCTTGAGCTGAAAGTAGATAGACATCGGGATGCTGGCGACTCTGCTCCACTCACCCCACCTAGCACGCTCATCAACCTGTGCGTACTCTTGCTTATTCTCTTCAATGATCGCCGTCACATCTTGCTGCGTGTGAATCGTTGCCTGATTCGTTTCATCGTTAAATTCAAATGTGCGCGTGATCCCCTGATCAGCGTCTGTACTAAATAGTCTTTTTTCAATCATGTAAAAAAAGGGTCTGAGTTTCCCCAGACCCTTCGTTAGTTCAATTAAGAAGTAACCAAGTCAGCAGCAATGCCGTGGGCATTCTCTGCCAATACTTTGTGACCCCACTCAACGATCAGCATACGCTTTTCAGCGTCGCCAGTCTTTGCCAACTCAACTTGTTGGTAAGGACGCAAAGTTGTGACTTTTGCGTAATCTGGATCGATCACGAATGCGTCACGCTCACGCTGGAAGCGGTTAGGAACGACTTGCACATTGCCGAAGTCAGACACATAAATGTCTGCTGCGCCAATGATGGTTGCAGGACGAGCACCGCCATCAATGTTGAAGCGTGAAGATGCGATACCAGAGAAGCCAGACACGCGCTGCTTGTTGACTGGACCAGTCATCAAGATTTTTGGTGTACCGCCAGAAGTCCAAACTTGTTGAATAACATTCTTCAAGATGGTTTCTGTAAAGGTACGCACATTGCCGTCACTACGAGCGCCAGTAGGCACAGTCGTGTAAGTGGGGTTAGCACCGTTCGTCTGCATATCGTAGTTAGTCTTGATGAAGGCTTGCAATGAAGCAGTACCGCGAGCAGTTGTGGTGTTACCAGCAGCAGCGACAGCACCGTTCAACATTGAGAACTCTTGATCACGCTTCAACTCAGCGCTACGCTTGGCAATTTGGTATGCCAATTCAGAGCGACGACCAGCCTTGTTGACGGTCTCTTCAGTTGCAGACAAGACGATAGTCTTACGGCTGATCTGTGCATAGTTTTGCAAACGCACAGTAGCAGTTACGCTATCGAAAGAAGTTACATCGTCGCCCTCTAACTGCTTGTTAGCAGCAGCAGAAGCCAATGTGTCAGTCTGCCACTCAAACAATGAGTTGCTGATTGACTCACGACCGATGTTGCTCATGTAAGGAGTCTCTTCGGGAGCGATGTTAGTGATGATGTTGGATAAGTCCTCGCGGATACCCTTTGCATCAAAGGTTGTAAAGGTGTTGGTTACGATTGCCATTTGAGTGTCCTATTTCAAAAGAAGTTCTATTGCGGAGGCAGCGTCATTGACGCGACCTGACTTTGCAAGACGCTGTTTTGCGCGTGTACTTTCAGTTGTTGTGGAGACGCGACCTGCTGCACTAGGCTTGGCGGGGCGAGGACCGTTGTTGACGACTGGCTTGATCTGTCCACGCTTGGACATCATCTGGTCATAGAGCGCTGCTTTACGCAACGCAATGACAGCTCTGTGGTCATAGACATTCTTGAGTTCATCATCGCTAAATCCGATCTTTTTTCCGAATTCGACGAGTAGAGCCTTTTCAGCCTGTGCCTTCTTGGAATCTTTCCACTCAGGTACGGCTTGGATCAGGGCTTCTTGCTGTGTCGCAAGGTGAGCGTTCATCTCCTGTGCTCTTTGTTGCGCTGTTAGCTGAGAAAGTCGCTGCTGCTCAAACTGAATAGCTGCGAGTTTTTCTTGCTTCTGTCGCCTAATCTCCGACTGTCTTACCCATTCGATAGGGTCTTCATCTCGAAGACGATCCATATCTATTGGTACTTCAGTCGTCTCAAGTTGCTGTTGCAACGCTCCCAATAACTGGGCGTACTGTTCACGCTCGGCACGAATCGCACTAGCCTCTGCTTCGACAGCCTTACGGGTCTCAGCGATCTGTTGCGTCTTTCGTGTGTAGTCCTGAGTACGGGAATATCCTTTTTGAAGTTCGTCTAGCGTTACCTCGACCTCTTTACCGTCAACTTTGACGGTGTAGACCTCGGTTGGCTTTTCTTCTTCGTCGGTTTCTTCACCTTCTTCAGACTGTTCCTCTGTCGTTTCGTCACTCAATTCGTCGTCTTGCACATCGAGTTCTTCATCTACAGAGACCGCGACCTCGGAGTTTTCTTCCTCAGTCAAACGCGCCTTGTCAGTTTTCTGCTGTTCTCCGTCTAACGGCAACATCATCTGATCAAGAGCACTGGCTGCATCAGCCACAGACATAGGGGTTTGGGTTATTTCCATTTCCTAGTCCTTTACACCAACGACTTTTGTTCACGCTCAATCTGGCGCTGTGCGACTTTCCCGTTATCCATGATCTTTGAAATCTCGGTTCGGAAGTTGTCAATCGCACGCAACATATGCCAAGCGTGTTCTCTCTTCGTGATGTCCTCTGGCTTCGTATCTTTCCAAAACCAGACGGCATCATTCTCCATCTTCAACAAAGCAGTTGAGAAAGCCTCGTCAGCGATTAGTGACTCAGCCTTCTTGCCTTTTCTTACATCTTCTTCTTGTTTGCTCACTTAGACCATTCCTTGTGGGTTGATGGGTTGCATTGGTGCTGGCTGGGCTTGCGCCATCGCCTGTTGTACCAACGCACTTTGCTCTTTTACAACCTCTCGGTTGACATTCTGCTCCGCAACAATTTGCGCGGTGCTCACCTGTGTGTTGTACTTTAACTCAAGTTCGTACTGACGAAGTAGTCTATCTTGGTTCATTTGATCGCGTCTGAAGTCGTCGTCCATCATCATCTTCTGGCGCTGTAACTCAAGATCGGCAGCCTTTTTCTGGATGTCTGCCTTAATCGACTCGGCTTGCACCTGCGCCAAAACCTCTTCTGGGCTTGGCTTTTGCGGTGCTTGCGGTGCTTTCCAACCGTCTGGAATGTCCGCAAAGTAGCTCGATGCGTCCTTGAATCCTGAGAGTTCGACGACCTTCTTCAAGGTTCGCACATACATCTGTGGTGACACCACAGGATTCTCAAGACCGTACTGGTTGATGATGGATTCTTGCTTGGCGAGTATCTGCATCATGGTTGCGATACGCTCATTGGTGTCGCCATTGCCCAGACCGATGTTGATGTTGACATCCATCGTGTTGTCCCAAGCGCGTGGGTCAATCTGCACCCAACGGTTACGCAATCGGATCATGCGTGGTTTGTCTTGGTGCGTCGTGACCAAGAAAAGAATCGTCTTAAACAGCTCCCTCATGCCTTCAGCCATGAGACGCGCAGTCAACTCAATGCGTCCTTGGCTGGCGCTTACTGTGGCAGCCACGGCAGCCTTTGTGCTCGATTGCAACGCATCTGGGTTCAATCCCATAGATGCCTTGGACATTCCTGTGCGACTCTCCTTGATCTCGTCCAAGTACGCAAGGACGGGGAAAGCAGCCTGTCCAACGAATGGTGTCACCAACGGCTGCACCATGTTCGGAGCACGCGCACGAATGATCGCGCCTGTCTCGTTATTCAAGGCATCGTCAATGTTGACCTGACCCTCAACGATCACGGTGCGGGGATGGATAGACTGCGCCAGAGAGTCGAGCGTATTGCGCATGACTTCGGACTTGATCTCTTGTAAGTCTCTCGTAATGTCAAAGATCGACATCGCCTCAAGTGGTGATGTGTGGGGTTCTGGGTCACATGGGAATTCAATAAACGGGATGTATGACGCTGGCAAATTGCGCACCATCTTGTAACTAGACCCCATAAAGCACATCTTGCGCAGCTCAGGGATACCGTCGCCATCAAAGTCAACCTTAGCGTAGCCCTCGACATAGAGAACGCGCTGCATCATCGGATTAGCGCTCTCATTGAAATACTGGTTATTTGCCAACGGTGCGCGTGCCAAAGCCTCTTCGTTGTCATTCAAGTCGGACGAGCCAACATAGTCCATCACCTCGTCTTCGTCATACCCCATAGAGATCAACTCAGCCACAGTTGCCATCTTGCGGTGACCGATAAAAGGTGCGTCCTTAAACGACATTGCTTGACGCGAAAGCAGCAATTCTTCTGGCGGTAAGCACGCCACATGGATACGCTTGTCAGTTACCTTGCGCTTGACCTGCACATCGTGCATCATGGCTGGGGGTAACGGCTGACCAGTCATAGGATCGATCTGCATCGCGCCTTGCATACTCTCGTCTGGGTAACTCGCAATGATCTGCACATCTGCGTCGCCCTCTTGCATGACGACCTGCAATGTCTGGTCATCAAGACCAGAATATTCCTCAATTCGCACAGACTCGGTGTCCTCAATCCACGCCTTGACAATGCCACACTTCCTTACAAGAGCGTCTTTAAATGTGGCGTATGCCACCATAAAACCGTTGTTGTCATTGTTAAAAACATAGTTGCAGTAGTCTGTGGCTTGCTGTGCGTTTTCTACATCCTCTGGACCACGCGGGACAAACTCTACCGTGTTCTCGGTAGAGAAAAACACACGCATCAAGGACGGCAGCATGGCAGACACGGTGTCACGCACCTCCATCGCCACGACTTGCGAGCGTCCATCTTCCTCATTGCCAAAAGGATCACCACGATAGTATTCAGTACCGCGAGCGCGGATAGGACTCAAGTCAGAGTCGATATAGCTCACAGCGTCTGTGATCTCTTGACCCATCATGGCTTCTAAATCCATGTCTGTCATAGGCATAAGTGTCGGGTCAACCTGTGACGCGATGTCTGTGCTCAATCCCAGCTCGTTGGTAATGTTCATTTTGTACCCTTAGTCAATACGACAAACATGGAGTCCACAGCTCGCGGAGTCCTAAGTAATTCTTCTTGCGTCAATTTTAGGTCTTGTGCGATGGGATTTAACCTAAATTCCAAGTGGGTCACATAAAACCGATCTTCCCAACCAAGATACCAATGCCAGTCGGTGTAATAAAGCCACGACTTCTCGTTAAACGCTCTCAGGTGAGTCGGGTCTTGCCACGCGCCATAGCTCAAGTCATAAGGCACATGGATGCGCATCTCGCCACCAGTTTTCAATAACTTCTTACAGCTCGTCATTGCACCGACCAGATCGGGCAGGTGCTCAAGCACATCATTCGCCAGTATTGCGTCAAACATCTCTGGCTGCACCTCGAAGTCTCCGAGCCTTGTGGAAATCGCGTCGCCCCAAGGCACATTGCAGATGTCGAGTAACCAGTCGTGCTTGACGCGCAGTTGTATATCTGCGTTGATGCAGTCGTCTCTGAAATCTTTTCCAGAGCCTAAGTTAAGTACCAAAGAATCGTTTGACATACTGGGGGCGGTGCTCTTTTACCCAAGGCATTGCCTCGGCAGTTAGTTGTTTTGAGTTGTCGCCAGTTGTCTGGCTGCCGACATGATGGACATACGCGCTAGAGACAAAGTGCTCGTAGCCCTGATTACTGAGGTCTGCGCAGCTCACATCGTCAGAAAACCAGTTGATCGGAGGAAATCTGCCGTGATGCCATGCGTCTCTGCTTATGTATGCAAAGATCGGTGCGATGGCGCTGGCATGGCGAATGAACTGCTCAGACTTGAACCTGCACATCTCTAGGTGATCGCCATCGGGGTTGTAGCGAATGTTTTGAGCTGGTCTCACATAGTCACTTCTTGCGCCAACCCAGCCGACATTGACCTCCAGCTCGCGGATCACTTCGACATCTTCCAAGAGTCGCTGGTAACTTGTCGGTGTCAGGACTACATCGTCATTGCAGACGATGCACGCCTGTGCGTACTTCAGAGCGTCGTCGATTACTTCGTTGTAATCGTCGCCAAAGTTACGGGGTTCACCAAAGATTAGCCTTGCGTTCTTGTAGCCAGAGACGACTCTCTCTGTGCCACGCAAGTAAACAAACGCCTCTGGTGCGTATTGCTTGATGGATTCGAGTAGGACTGGCAATCCCTTGCCGTTGACAGTCGATATGCAGATGGGGATCACTTCTTAGCCTTATTCCTTGCGGTGATCGCCTTGGCTTTTGCCTTGGCATCTGCCTTGCTGGACGCACCCCATGCGTTGAGACTCAAGAGAAGACGGGTCTTTTCACCGTCCTTGTACTCAGCTCCAGCATTCCCCGCCATGCGAGCCAAAAAGCTGGCGCGTCTGGGGTTGTCGCCTGACTTGACGGGAGGCTTCAAGGTCATGCCTTCGGCTTTCGCGGAGGCACGACCTTTAGCGTTCAAGCCACCAGTTGGTGACTTGCCCTCTTTGCGTTGCCATGCTGCACTCACTTCTTAGCCTTCGGCTTCTTGGCTGTCTTGGCAGCAGCCTTAAAGTCGGCAGCAGACGGTGCTGCCTTAGAGCCGACCTTGTTCATCTTCTCGCCAGAGCCAGCAGCGATGCGTGCTCTCTTTGCGCGAATATTCTCGTAGAGTCCAGTCTTCATTCCTCGTCCTCCATCTCGTCCTCTTCCATGTCCTCGTCCTTGGCTTCACCAGTATTCGGACCACCGACAATCCATGCCCTACAGCTACGATTAGACGCACATTTAAAATCAAAAATCTGGCAGTAGCCGAGGTCAGCCAGTTCAATAGTCCCCCACGGGTCTGCTTCATTTCCGATGCCGTCAGCGATACATTGCTTGATGTCTTCTGAGACATTGAACGCTGCGCAGTTACCGCAACGGCTTTTCTTTGCGTCTTCGGTAGACACATCCCACTCATCAGCCATGCGCTTCCAGTAAGCCTCGTTAGGTAAATCTGGGTTCTCTGGACCGTACTTCGCAGCCGTGATCGCCTTGGCGCGGTTCTTCAGATTAAGGGTGATGTCTTGCGTGGGTGCTGGACACTCGCTGGTGTCGCTGTCGGACATCATCTGATCCATCGCACCTTGTAAGCTCTTGGGGTATGAGGTTGCCATTATTTCATTCCCTTCTTAGGCTTCACGCCAGCAGAGGACAAGGCAATAGCCAAACCTTGAGCCTTGCTCTTGACGACTGGTCCAGACTTCGATCCGCTATGCATCTTGCCAGCCTTAAATTCTTTATAAGCGCTAGAGATTTTCTTCTCTGTCTTTGTCTTCTTCATCATGTCAATGACTCCTTGAATTTGGATACCCGAATTATGCAACCCTTGACAGGTTTCTTTTCAACGGTTGCGACCACTTCTGGCTTGTATTCGCACCAAACATCGAGACGGCAGCGTCACTCGCAAAGGTCAACACAAAGCTGTCTGCCTTGTCGGGGGACTTCAAGCCACGCTTTCTAATGTCGTCCTTGCCCTCTACCTGCATCTTCCCCGCGCTGCTAAAGAAGTACCTGACAGTCGCCAGTTCAGCCACCAGCTCCTCGTCATTGGGGATACGGCAGTCACGCGCCTCAAACCACGCCTTTGCCTTGTACCAAAGCTCTGCCCTTAGATTCCTGTAAGTCGTACCCATCGCTGGAGACTCTGAGACATTGATGCCTCTAGCGGGAAGACCTAGTTCTCTAAGACGGTCAACGACACCAGCACCAAGACCAATAGAGTCCACCATGATCTCATGTGGTCTCTGGCTTGGCGGTAATGCTTCCCACTCCGCGACGACTGCTCCTGTGAGTTGCATCAAGTCTAGGTTTTTCCAAGTCTTTGTGGGTTCGATCAATGCGTTGCCTTGTCTCTTCGAGAGTGCAGACCTGTCGCCACCAAAGCGTGCGACATCCAGACCCCAGATCAGTTTGGCGTGCTGGCTTGTCTCGACATCCCTGTGCTTTGCCAACTCCAAGAGTTCCATCGGGATGATGGTGTCGTCGTCTGACCTTGGAAACTCGCCTAGTACCCTGATCCTGTAAGCGTTGGATTCCTCACCATACCGCGACTTCATCTCTTCGACATATGCGTCTGAGACCCTTGGAGAGTCAACGCAAGAGACCTTCATCGTCACCCAGTCGTTCGCCAGTCGGTTCTGGGTGTCGTAGAAGAATCCGCTAGAGCGTACAGGGTTGCCCAGCAGAAGGGTGACGGCATTGTGTCCAGACATTGAGCCAGCAGCAGCCTCAAAGACAGCCTCTGGGATGCCAGATGCCTCGTCAGCCACCAGCATCACATTCTCTGAGTGGACACCTTGTAGGGCTTCGGGCTGCTCTGCCCTCGATGTCCTTGCGGAGACGAAAGCCTCTGTCGCTGCCTCCTTAACCTCGATCCTGTCTTGCTTGACTTCGAGCATATCCCGCAAAGTCTCAGGCAGTTCCTTCACCCAGCGCTTTAGTTCCGCAAAGAGTGCGTCGTAGAGTTGGCTTGATGTTGGTGCGGTGACCACCACCTTGACGGGGTATCTGAGCAGTAAGTACCAGATGATCGCCCAGCTCGCTGCTGTGGACTTTCCTACGCCATGACCTGATCTGACAGAGATGCGTCGGTTGCCCTTTGCGATGTGCGTTAGGAAGGTCTCTTGCCAAGTGTCGGGGTTTGCTTTTAAGACTTCCCTGACGAAGAGCACGGGGTTGTTCTTGTAGCGTATGGTGAACGCAACAAAGGGATTATTGTTGAGTTCGTCTTCCCTCTTGTCTTGGATGCGGTCTATCTTTGCCACCACATCGGGGTGTAGTTTCTTTTTTTCTGGTGCAGTTGATTCTGTCGTCATGTCAGGATTGTGCCTTGATTTTTTTTATTTTTTTGTGGGGGTGTGGTGCTGTGGGGAGGGGTAGTGGGGGGGGGTGTGGGTTCGGTATCTGTCGGGGTGCAGTTTCAGCCCGCCCCGTCGCGCAGATCGAAGGGGGGGGTAAACCCTAATCAGTCAGGCAGAATCGGTTAGTGAGTGACCACTCTCCTAGAAGAGAGCATGAATCCTACACATTCGCATATCGTCGTATTTTCCTACTTTACACTATGTTCATTATGTAAAGTTATTTTGCTGTTATCCACAGGTTTGTAAGCATAAATGTGGATAACTCTGCCAGTTTCCACACAACTGTGGACAACTAGGACAACTTCGCGCTGTTTTCTGTGGATATGTCCTCGACCACCTCAATGCGTCGCAATGCGTCCAGTCGCATCCCAGACAGGTTCACTTGCACGCTAGGCATCTTGTTTTGGGCGTATGAGGCAGGATTCCAGCGCTCTGCTACCCATTGCCTCGTCTGGACGCGCAGACGCGCCTTCTGCACCTCTTCCACCTCGGTTTCGTCAGCGATCAGGATGCTTTCAGCGACCATGTCATCTGCTGCCTTCGCACGCGCACGCGAGGCAAGACCTTCATTATCGGGTGAATTCAACCATTCTTCAAGTGCAACACGCCCAACACCGAGCGCGTAACAGATGCGTGCAATCGGTTGTCCAGCCTCAAGCATTGAGACGATGTGTTCGCGTGGCATCAAGTCAAGCGTTGCCATGTCTGCTTTTCGTTTTGGTCTTCCAGCCATTTAAAAGCCCTCCAAGCGATCAGAACCCGTTACCCACCACAAAGTATCAACCCGCATCTAAATCTCCTCCAAAGCCCTGTTAGCCGTATTTTTACGCATCTTGCTGGTATCGAACACCTTTGGCAACGACGAAGCCTCCAGCTCGTCCGACTTGACATCATCAAAGCCTGTCGCACCACCCATCGGAAACTCCTTCGCATCCTTGTCCAGTCTGACCATTGCTGCACAAGGCATCAAAGCCTTGACTTTCATCGTGTCCTTGATGACTGGTGACTCCATGATCAACTCCAGCTCCTCCATCGTCCAGATGTGTCTGTTCTGGACATCTGGTCTGAACTGCTGGTAAAGCGTCGCGTCGTGATGATTCCCAACCACCACCATCACCGACCCGTCTTGCATCTCATGCTCGACTGCAACTATCGCTGGCATCTCAGGCACACCGTTCTCGACCGCCCAAGTCTCCAACGCTGCATAAGCCTTGACCATCCCACCGACAGCTCGATCCAACTTCACCTCATCTCTGGACACCGAAGCCTCGAACACTCTCTCAGCCTGTCGCCATACCTTGATCCGAAACTCTGAGTCCACCAACTCGATCAAGCGATTGATACCCCAACGCTTTTCGTGCTCCCTCTTCACCACAGACAGCTCAACTAACCTCGAATTCATAAATACCTCGAAAGTATTCATAGGGAAATCTGGCTGTTTTAGACCACCAAGTGCTTTACTCAAACTCTTCTTAACCATTACCTTCTCCTTTTTTTAACTTTTCCAAATCGGACGCATTGCCACAATGGACAGATGGTGTGTATACATACACACACCATCCATCTGTCCATCGTTTTGGCATAGACAAATGGATTTTTCGCTGTCCATCGTTTGTCCTCCATTTGTCCATTTGTCCATCATCATTTCTTGATCGATACGACCACCGAATTGGCTGTTTTTGCGTCGTCATCTTCCGCATAAACCGCCCAGCACATATCACCATAAATTACTACTTTCTTAAAATCAACAAGGTCTGCTTTGACGCGATACCATGCCTTGTTGAAGCTCGCCAACTGCACATCGCTGCCCATCCGAGCCTTGAATTCGTCCCTCCAAAGGTCTAGCTTTATGCACTTATTGCGTTTGTCATCGATCACCTTCATCTCGCCAAACTTCTTAATTGAGTCGTGCAGACAGTTCAAAGCGAGTCGCTGATTCATGCCCTTACCTGTCTTATCTGGCGGTTTGATTGACTTTCTTTCGGTATCCATCTCTTCATCTGGTTCAACCGCCAGACTAGACGCGCCTTCAAAGTCCACGATTCCACTTGATCCAGTCGTGACCTCGACCATCTTGAATCCGATCCTCTGCCCGTCTTCCCCGTCCTTTTGCTTGGAGATGTGGAGTATTCCTTTTGGCGGTTGAGCGCCTTCGATCCTGATGATCTCTAGCTCGGTGTCTACTGCTCCGAGTAATGAGCTGTGTCCCCTGAGTCCTTTGGTTGCGTCCTTACCAGCGTGGTGAACTACCAGCAGTCCGCACTCATATCTGCCTTGTATAGCGCCAGCAGCCGTAATGAATGCACCCATGTCCTCGGATGCGTTCTCATTGCCACCGCCAAACGCTCTAGCCAATGTGTCGATGATGATCAGCTCGAAGTTGATGTCGTGGATCGCCTTCAAGTCGTCAATGGCTTGCACCAAGTCTTGCAGGTCTGTCTTACTTGACCGAAGGTTGACTTGTCTGCGCAGGAAATAGACTGGTGTGTTCTCTGGTGTGTTGTGATGCGTCTTGAGCGCCTTGATCCGTGACCCGATACCGCCATGTCCTTCCCCTGCGATGTACAGGACTGCACCTTGTCTAGTAATCTGGTTGCCAAGGAATGCTCTGCCTGTGGCAATGCACTCCGCAATGTCCAAGGCAATGAATGACTTGAAACTGGCTGGCGGTGCGTATAAAGCCACAAAAGACTTCTGCGGTATTACTCCTTGCACTAACCACTCGACTGGTTCGTCCTCTATGTCGTCCCATGCTTCGAGCTTGAATCCTTCGCGTTGAAGCGGTACTTGTGGCAGCTCCAACTCTTCCAATACAGGTGTCTCAACAGAATTATTTAATCTTGCAGGAGTCGTTACATCCAGTTCAGATGCTATTGCTTGCGTGGCTTTTGTCAGGTCAACCAGCCTGTCCTTGTCACCGCCATACTTATGGACGAACTCGTATGCGTCTTCCTTGATCTCTTCAAGTCCAAGGTCCACCACTCGGATACTTTTTGTAACCGACTTGAGAGCTGCAACTGCTTTCCTTGCGTACTCCCAGCCGACGACATCGTTGTCAGGGACTATTGCAATAGTCAGTCCGACTAGGTGCTTGACTACATCTTCGGGGAAGTTACTTGCACCGTTGTGCGTACAGGTTGCCACCACACCTAAAGACTTGAGAGCGTCTGCTGCCTTCTCGCCCTCACAGAGAAATACAGTTCTGCCAGTCTTGCGTGCAAAGTCAACTTCGGGAAGGTTGTACGGGACGATGTTCGCACCCGTCATTGATGCGTGCCGTCTGCCGTTCTCATCCACCCTGTACTGCTTGTATGTCTTTCCTTTGGAGTCGAAGGTCTTGTATCTCTGCTTGATGTGCTGGACTACGCCATCCTCGTCGGTGTAGTGCCACTCTTGTTCAAGCACAGGTTCTTGCTGTTTTGGTAACGGCTTGATCTGGGTGAGGAAGTCTGTGGGATTGGGAAAGTCTGGCAGCAGACCGTAGTCCTTCACAGCATTGAAGACCGACTCCTGAGAGCACCCACTAAAGCACTTAAACAACGGCTTGCCTTCGTCTGTCTCGCTGACGCAAAGACTTGGATTCCTGTCCCCGTTACCCTGCCCATGACTGCTTACAGGACAGCTCGCCATCCATTGACCATTCACCTTCTTTGCGTTGCCAAGCGCTTGCGCTATTTGTTCGGCTTGCATTCTTGTCCTTCTAATAGTTCTAATCTCTGCTCCAATTCGTAGACCCTTTGAGCCAACGCAATGAGAAGCAGCATCCAAAATTCTTGTGTGTTTTCCATAGAGGAAAAAAAACGGGACTGACCTTTCAGCCAGCCCCGCCTCTCTTAATAGTTAAAACATCTCGTCGTCTTCGACTGCCTGCGCCATTGCAGTCTTAGGTGCTGCTTTTGGTTGTGGTGCAACTGGAGCTGGTGCTGCCATGCTGATCTTGCCGTCGCTGTCGAAGGACTGCGTGCCGTCGTCCACCGCATCCATGCCAGCAGGTCTCTCGATCCAAGACACCACATCAAAGTTAGGGATTCTTGTTGTCCCCTTGCCGATCTTCTCTAGCGTGGAGGACTTGTACTCAATCACAGGTAACTTGCCAGCATTGGCAGCTTGACCCGCCTCGATTGCCTTCCACAGTTTTTCAAGCCCCATGTTCGGACCTGTGCCGTTAGCACTCCACTCAGCGAGTCCCATCTCCTTGTTATAAAACTTGATGGAGAAACCGCGCTTGTGATCAGGTGACGGTTGAGCACCTTTCTTTCCAAGAATTGCGTCTGGTTGCCAGTCGCGCACACCTTCTCCGAGGTGCATCCAACCTGTTTGGAGTGAGTCTGTATCGACAACCATTTTCTTTGGTGTGAACTCTTCCTTGTTTGAGTTGAGCCATGCGTTTGCGCTTGGCATAAAGCGGATGTAATTACCACCGCCAGATGATGATGAAAGATTAAGCATTTGAGCCTTTCGAGTTTATGTTGCACAAGGCAACGGTTTGGGGGAATGGATTATTGACCTAAAGAGTAATCACGCGCAAGAGTGAGACCACTAGACTCCTTGCGTGTTAACTTGTCAATTAAGTCTTTTGATTCTTTGGGCAGTAGTTTGGCTGCTTCAGATGGGCTAATTAGTTCGCTAGAGACCAACTGATCTGCTGGGATACCAGCGTCATGTAATTGAATCTTTGCCTCAGTCTCGTCAATCCACTTGCGGTACGCACGCTTCGGCTGCATCTGCCAGCCCTTGATCACTTCACCTGCCTCAATGCGTTTGACTGCGTGGTCTCTTACTGCATCGATAAACTTCTCAACAAGTGGAGCGCGTTCTAGCAAGTCTGCGATCTGCTCTGGTGATAGTGTTACCACCACAGACTTCATCTCTTCTTTAGACATCACAGCAAGGTTTGGCGTGGCAGCAATGACCTCAAAGCCTTTGCGTTGCGCAGGACAGATTGCTTTTGCTGGACACCATTGACAACCGTCTTCTGTCGGTGTTGGTTCGGTGTCGCCCTTCTTGATTGCTTGGATCGCTGGAGTTAATCTAGTCGCTGCCCAGTCGTTCAGCTCTTTGAATGTGATCTTGTGCGTTCTGGGTTCACCGTGGTGAGGTTGAATGATCGACAGCTCAATGTTGTTGAATTCAATCTTTGCGTGACGCATCGCACCGATGGCGTATATCTTCATCTGGTCTGAGTCAGCGTCCACATAACCTCTGCCAGTTTTGAGGTCTGCAATAACTAAGGTTGACTTCTCGTCGTTCCATGCGACCACATCGGCAGTACCACCCAGCTCGATGTCCTTGTCCTTGTACACCGTCACATACTGCTCGACCTTTAGCGTGCCAAGACGCAACTCCAAGTCCCTGATGTGGTTCACATGAGCCATTGCAAAGTCAGCGTTCTGCTCGGTGATAAGAATGTCCTTGATCGTCTTGCCAACCCAGTCATACGGTGATGCGTTAGTCAAGAATGCAGTCTCAGCCACCTCATGTATCGCAGTACCGATCTGCGCAGCTTCACCTGCTGGCTGGTAGGGGATGTCTGCACACAGCCTCACAGATGCAGGACATGAGAGCCAGCGTGTCGCTGCCGATGGGCGTAGTTTGATCATTAGTTGTTTTCCTGTAAGTGCAAAAGTGTGTAGATGCGACCGCGCACCTCGTTGGTTACTGCGTGACCGAGCTGCTCTGGATCAAGCAACTCAGACAGCAACTCGTCCCTTACCTTGAGTTTGATTCTGGTGTCCTCCAGCTCCTTGGTGAGCCAAACAATGTGCTCGCGCATTGCGCCTCGTTCTTCGTCGATCATTGCTTAGTCCCCCACATTGCGATCAGCACAGCTTCAGCACGACCATCATGCTTCACCAACTTAAAGAGTTCTTGCTTGTCTGGAAATAACTCCATTGCGCGGTGTCTTGATGCGTCCTTGCCGTAGCCCTTATTCATAGTCCTTGCCCAGACTGCTGGCTGGACATAAGTCACAGGTACTTGGAGCGCTGCTAATACGCCTTCAATGACACCAGCAGAGCGTCCAAACGCAAACATGGAACTCACGCCTTGGTTTGGCATTGAGCTGACCTTCTCGACTGCTGCGTGCGTCGGGTTCATATCCTTCAAGATACCGACCAAGGCTTGCGCAGACACTTGGCGCTTTGTCGTCTTACCGCGCTTGATCTCGACGATGGGCATATCGACGACAGACTCCAGCACGCCATCAACTACCAATGCCAGAGCACCGTTGTTGCCAACATCAATCCCAAGCTGTCTAATCATTCTTGACCCCTAGTGATGCAATGCGGTTAGCGATCAAGCGATCTGTTGCGGTTTTGAGTTTCTCTATGCTGGTGATCAGGGGTACGGTATGCCCCGCTATCCAGCGAGACATTTGAGCCTGATCTATGCCAGCTTCACGGCATATATCGGACATCTTGAACCCCGCCTTGTCAGCGCGTTCTATGATTTCGGTTATGTAGTTCATGCTGAGTATGTTAACCTAGAATTGACTACTTCAACAAGACAGGCAAAAAAAGGGGCTGAGTCCTGTCACCCAGCCCCTATCAAGGCAACTGCACCTCTTGCGGAGACATAAGGCACAGCAGACAGGGAAACTACACCCTGTCACTATGTATTTTATGGCGGTAATACCCGACAAAGTTGTAGGGTCTAATAAATAGTTCTTGATGATGTAGTCAACTTTGATATGATACGCATATCAACAACACAACGGAGTAAATGAAATGACAAACGCAACACAAACTACACGCAACGAAGCAATGTATGGCTTTGCTGATATTGACGCATACATTGAGTCAGTAAAACAATCTATCACTTACAAATTTACTGGCGGAAATATGATCGTCGCAGGTCTTATGTCTGACGCTCAAGAATTGATGGCACACGGTGATGTAGAGCGTGCTCGTCAAACATTGAATGTTGCTAAAACAATTATGTTCCAGATCATGGATGGCGAGTTAGTCGGCACAGTAGAACGCAAGTAAAACCAACGGGGCGAAAGCCCCATCTTTTAAGGACACAACAATGCTAGAAGACCTGTACAGATTCAAGTGCGAAGTGGAAGGGGTAACTCTCGTTTGCTTCTTAGAACACGAACCAGCAGAATTAAATCACGGAGAAGCGCCAGACTTCCCTGAGTGCATGAACCTCGTCAATGCCTTTTGTGGTGACATTGACATCGCCCACATTCTTATGCAGTCCATCGTGGATCATATCTGCGAAGAAGCCCTCACAACATTTAACTCTGAAAGCGACGAATGAAACACCAAAACTACACCGAGAACTTTGAAGTCGACGGTCCTTATCAAGACAACAATATCAGCCTTGTTGATTGCGTCTTCATCTTTCTTGCTGGCGTAACCGTCGGTGTCATTGGATTTATCTTAACCACAGGAAACTAATATGTCAGTAGAAAAGAAAATCGACGAGATGGTCTTGAAGTACATACTTGCTGCCGAAGGCAAAGCCAGAATCATGTCGCCACCAGACATCGGTAAACTGGTCAGAGAGGCAATGCACAAAGGTGCAATGGTTGGTTACGACGCTGGCATGAAGATGTCCTTGCGTGCTCACGGCAACGAGCTGGAGGTTGCAGAGCTGACCGTCAAAGAGTTGACCGAGCGCGTCAAAGAGTTAGAGATGCAAATGATTGCGATGCAATGAGCGAAGACTACACAAATAAGTTTGCCAAGCAGTTACTGCTTGAGAGAACTACTCTAGGACTAAACCAGCAACAGGTTGCTGACGCTGTATCAATCAGCCAGCAGTCAATAGCCAAGTGGGAAGTTGGTAACTCTTATCCACGCATGGCAGCCCTAGATAGGCTTTGCAATTTCTTTGAATGTGAATTTACTCTGATTGCTAGTGAGTCACAGCTAAGAGACGCATCATCAGTTATTCCAGCCGTTGCGTTAAACATGAATAGCCTTTCCCATTGGCTTCGTTACGCCAGAAAACGCAAGAACCTGAGACAAGAAGATGTAGCCAATGAACTTTGCGTGCTGAGATCAACGATAGCTCATTGGGAAACCGCCAGAAGTAAACCAACTAAAGAGATACTCGAAAAGTTTGAGCTGCTTGTTGGCGAGCAGTTTGAAGGAGATATTGAAAGCAGTAACTCTAATTTTAAGTTGCTAAACCATGCAGACATTGACGCAATATTGATCTGTTCAAAATTGCAAAAGACTTCTACATACGATCTTATTATGTTGGTTCAATTATTCTTAAAAGAGAAGAATTCATAATGACGGAAGTCAAAACTAGATGGGTAACACCGCCACCGTGGGTAACGCTACGCACCAAGTGCGAGACCCTTGGCGTGTGTCAGTCCAAGGAAAAAGTGTTCTGCATAAACTGCCCAAGGTTAAAACGCAATGCGAAAAAGAAGTAAATACAAACCCAAAGGTGTGCGCCTCGATGCCACCACCTATGTCTTAAACGGTTTTAGACTTGTGTCCACGACTGGCGGTGCAGCACTCGATCTAAAGATAAAGAATCACTCTGCCCTAGAAGCTCTCAGGACGGGTCAGGCAAAGCGCTACGACATCGACTCCATCATCTCTGCTCTCAATGTCTCCGAAGCTCTCTCAAGGCTTGGCATTGGGCATGAGTATGTAGACGAGATCAAGCAAGGACAGGATGCCTTGCTGGAGTTATCGCGTCGCGGTATCAATCGAGACGACAGGTTTGTGGCGAAGGCATCCGAGCTGATGGCGATCAACTACGGCATGGCTTTGCATGACGCAATGCTTGAGATAACCACCATTGGCGAACTTGAGAAGGCACTTGATATTGTCACTAAAGAGATCATGATGCGTAGAGCTAGACCAATATTGGAAAAGACATGAAAAATGCTAAGATGCAAGTGACAGCTACTTTTAGCGGAGGAAAAGGCGATTCATCACCGTCCTGCTGTCACTTTCTTTTAGTGATGACTTCCACCAATGATGAGGTGCGACATGATTAATCAATTAAGACTTAAAGAGTTGTTTCATTACAGTGAGACAACTGGCTTGTTTACGAGAATAAAACAAGTAAAAAGAAGAAAAGTTGGAGAGATAGCTGGAACACAGCATCCGCGTGGATATATCCATGTTGGAGTTGACCGTAAATATTACAAAGCGCACAGACTGGCTTGGCTTTATGTTTACGGGCATTTTCCAGAGTTGAACATTGACCACATAAACAGAGATTGTTCAGATAATAGGATGTGCAACTTGAGACTTGCAACTCAAAAGCAAAATTGTGAAAACATATCTCCACGAAAAGATAATACTAGCGGGTATAGAGGCGTTCACTGGCATGAATCTGCAAAAAAGTGGATAGCTTCAATTTCTCACAATAAAAAAAGAATAATTGTTGGAATGTTTTATTCAAAAGAAGAAGCAGGACTTGCAGCAAGACTTAAACGAGAAGAATTATTTACTCATGTGGAGAAGACAGCATGACACGACACATAGGAATATCAGTACCGCACCGCAAGGTTGTGGACGACGACGACATCCAGACCTACAAAAAGCCGTGGGTATCCCTCACCGACGAGCAGATACATGAGTGTATCCATTACGGCAAAGGGGGATGTGAGATTGAGCAGACCGCCAAGAATATTGAGTTAAAACTGAAAGGGCTTAACTATGATTGAAAACATCCTGACGATGATTGTCTTGCTGATTCTTGGCGGTGTCATTGCAGTAGCCGTCATGTTTGCAGTTCTGTACTTTGGACTCGACGACAAATGAAGCCAGTCAGGTTGCCTCGACTCATAGCCCTGATCACTCAAAAGGGATACACCGCGGTCGAGCTGGCTGAAGTGCTGTTCTGCACTATCAGGTCCAGCAGAGACATGATCGCCAAGTTACGCAAAGAAGGCAATGTACACATCCAGTCGTGGCGTAAGACGAGTGTGACGCAATGGTCTGCTGTGTATCGCTACGGCATCGGAGTGGATGCAGATAAGCCAGAGCCTGTGAGCAGCAGCTCGCGGTTGCGTAAGCACCGAGCCAAAGAAGATGCAGACGCAAAGGAAAGAAGACTAACCAAGCAGAACCAACTCAGACGCAAGATTAAGCGTGACCCGTTAACTGCTGCATTCTTTGGTGAGATATGAAGACACACACATTCGCTTGGCAGTCCGAGCACCCGTTCAAGCACTTGGTAATTGATGACTTCTTTCCACCGCAACTAGCGTTACAAATATCTCAAGACTTTGACGCAGTAAAAGATTTTTGGGTGCATTACAACAATGCACTTGAGCACAAGTCAACCATGAATTACTGGGGTGCTTTCCCTGCCAGTATTTATAAAGCAATGCAGCACCTTGTGTCTCCTGACTTTGTGCAACAAATTGAGCACCTGACTGGCTGCACGCTCTACGCTGACGCTGGTCTGCATGGCGCTGGTATGCACAGGCACATCTCTGGGGGAAAGTTAAACCCGCATCTCGATTACTCCATACACCCCAAACTCTTGCTTGAGAGACGATTAAATCTAATCGTGTATCTGACACCAGACTGGCACAAAGAC